TGTGTACATCACCTACTACATCAGCAGCAAATTCCATATTAGGAACGTACTGACTAATAGAACGTGGATGATAGTCTTGAATGACCTTAGACATAATTATTCTCCATTATCTGCGGTCTGTGTAATTGATGGACGAGTCTTTCGTCCACGACTAGTTAGTTGCTCCGATCTAGATTTAAGAGAAGTCTGTCCTGTATTACCAACAACGTCACCGCTGTCCATATCTACTAAGTCAGCACTCTTATCAAAACCAAGGCGTTTTAGTTCTGGTTCATCGCGTACACGAATAGAAGCACCATTGGGGAAGTAAACCATCCAGCCAGCATCTTCTTTTACTATTTCAGATTCGAAGCCGCCCGAAGGTTTACCTTCATCGTCAACACGCATCTTAAAGATTTCGTGTTCAACTTTTCCTTCTAGTTTATGTACTTCATAACGAGGTCTAATATTTGACATCCCCTTCAACCTCCATATTACGAGTTAATAAGAACTGCATGTGTACGGAAAGCCTTCCACAAGCACCACTGACCTTGCCAAACAATACGGCGACCATGAGCATCAATCGTCCAAGGAGCGACTAACTCTTTCACCTTCATGTTGACATGCTTCAGAATGTGCAAGCGAATGTACTTGCTGTTAATGAAGTAAGCCTTATTAACAGGGCAATCTTCATCATAAAGCATTGGAATTGCTTGGTGTTTTACGCCAGCAAATCCCAAGTCCATCATCTTCTTACCAGAATTAGATTCCGACAAGTTGATAACAACTTTATCCCGTACTGCTGTACGATAGTGCCTATAAAGATTTCTACCGCAAAGGATCAAGTCAGGCTTGTCACCTTTAAGCGTTAAATCCATAAGCATATCATCAAAGGCTTCTTCAATGTTCGTTGAATCCAAGTTACCATTGAAGTCATAAGCCGATGTACGCCACTGGCTTTCATTAGCACGATTAATGTTACCAACCGTACCAGTTGTCGGATCATCTGGAATTAGAGTAGTAATACCATTTGGGTCCGTACCAGCAGAAGAACCGTAAAGATAAGCACTGAATTTCTCTTTAATTGACTCTTCCAAGACATCAATCTTGGCTTTCATCAACTTAAAGATTTCAGCCGTACCACGGTTCTCATCTTCTTCTTGGTCGGAGATTACAACAGAACCAGCAACACGCGACCAGTTATAAGTAACTGTGTCGAATTCGCTAGTTTGAGCAATCGGTAATTCATCATAGTATTCGTATGATGAAATGTTCGGGTTACGTCCCAACGTCAGTGGGTTCGTAATTTCGTGACCACCATCTTCAAATTCCACCCGATTGTTCGCAAAAGCCCAAGCCATAAGAGCATTAGACTTAATAGAAGCCATAATCAGCTTCTTACGAGAACGAGTCAGTGTGGAGTTTAAGACAGTTGCAATTGGAGTACTTGCCATCTCTTTCTCCTAGATCTGAATGTTTGCATCTCTCATACTCTGACGAATTATGTCATCATATGATGTTCCAACATCAGCAATATCTGCTGTGTCTGTAACATTCTGGACGGGAATATTTCCACCAGAAGGAAGTGTTTGTTGCGTATTAACTTCTGGAGTCTGCTGCGGTTGCTGCTCTTGCTCGGCTATAGTCTCCAGAGGAACTCCAAAATCCAGCCCCTTCTCTAGATAGAAGTTTTTTAACTTAAAATACGCAGCTTCTGGTGATAAGTTTCGGTCAGATTCTAGAAGCCGGGCTAAAGAGTTTTCGTGGATTTGAGCATCAGGATATTGTGACATGAAGTTATTATAAACTTCCATAGCCTTTTGCTGTTGTTCTTCCGCTTCAACTCTTTGTTGTCTGTCTTGTACTAGTGGTGAAACTGCTTCATTTACCATTTGTTTTATGGCTGCTGCATCTACTCCACCAGTAGAGACATCATCAAGATTATGTCCCGCTGCTTGAGCTTGTGTCAACAAATATTTAATTGTTGCAACAGGATCATCTTTGAATGATTTAACTATTTGTGCGCCAGTTGTAAGTTCATCTGGGGTTAGTTCGTATTGTGTTCCCAAATTTCCAGCATCAGTTATAGCTTTTAATTGGCTTTCTAATTGCTGTACTTGTTGATTTAAAGCCCCATTCTGTTGCTTTGTAGATTGTAGTTGTTCGTAAAAGCGGCGTTCTTTTCCACCTTTAGCTACTATATTTCCCTCTTTATCAACTAGGTCTTGGGGACCACGAGTTTGTTGTTGTTGAGACTCTGTTCCAGTGCCAGTGTCACCACTTTGTCCACTATCGGCTTGTTGTGTTTCTGGACTAGCCTCTTGCGTCTCCGAAGTATTAACTTCTGTCGCCTCTTCAGTAGTCGGTTCATCTAACGAAGCTCCTTCTCCAATTGATTCAAGAATAGCTTCATCGGTACTTAGGTCTTGTTCAGCCATAATAAGTCATCCCCTTATTGCATTGGCGGTTGTTGTTGCATCTGCGCCATTGCAGCTTGCAACGCTTGTTGTGGAGGCATCCCACCATCAATAGCTTGTGCTACTTGAGCTTTAACCTCCGTTGGTAATTGCTGTAATACTTGTTGTAACTGGTCAGGAGGAATTTGTCCTCCTTGTTGTTGCGGTTGTTGTCCTTGTTGCGGTTGTCCTTGTTGTGGACCTTGTGCTTGTTGCTGTTGTTGTTGATCTACACTCTGTAGTATCTCTTCCCAATCCTCTTCACGGATTGTAACTTCGTCAAAAGCCTCTTGCATAACTTCAAGCATGACTTTGAGTACTGGACCGGGAGCCGCATTAACAAACTGTCCGAGAACTTGCCCAAGCTCCAAAGCCTCTTCTTTCTTAGCTTGTGAAGTTGGCTTCTTAGTGCTTCCACCAATAACTTGTATTGAGAATCTATCTCTGATTTCTTGGGCAGACATATTCTCCCAAACTTCTCTGGCTTCTTCTCCAACGAGACTAACAACGGTTTCGATATCCATGAACTGAAGACACAGTTGAGCCAATCCCCAATAGATCGCACCAATCCAATCTTCGATCTGGTCAGACTTTTCGTCCACTCGCATATTAGTCGCCGATACGTTGGCTTGAACTGCATCGTTAGTTGTATTGGTTTTGAATTGCGCTCCTCGCAAAACTTCTCCCACACTCGATATACGATCAATCGCCCTGTACTTATTTTCTTTATCGAATAACTGTGTGAACTGCATAGATGGCGGTACAACAGACCCAATGACATCAGTTATCTTCATCCCTTCAGGAATATTAATTCCTCTAGCTGTTCCATCATCACCGTTAAGTACGGCTTCGGCATCTTCTCTTTCTACAAGATTCTTATTGTAGAATATATTACGTCTAGCCCACCTTCTAGCTCTACGTTCTTCATCAGTTATCTCATTAATAGCGTCTTGTTGATCTAAATAATAAGTAACTTCACCTTTAGTTAGTGGTCCACGTGGCCCATCATAGAAACAAAGGGGAAACAATGGATAGAATGTATCCAGTTGTAGTGGATCATCCCAAACCCAAATAGGCCAAGTCCAATCTTTACTATTATACATAAGTACGCGACGAGTGATTTTATCCCACACCATCCATACTTCAGTCATCTTAGCACGTTCAAATGTCTCTTCATCTTCGAATCCAAAGTTAGTCATCTTCTCTTTAGGTTCGTAGACTGAGAACACATCGTCATCATGTGATTCATCATTTTCGTTTATCTTAGCCTTCATAATATGTGTAGGCTTATAGATAGACTTATACTCATCGCTACCTTTCTTCTTCTCAGCATACTTCGCCAAGATGAAGCTAGTTGGTAAGTAATCACGTACCATTATCCAGTTAGCATCAGATATATCTAACTCTTTACTATTAGGATCTACTGCTACATCGAATGGTGAACGGACTTTAACTGTTGGCCCTGCTGGTTGAAGGATATCAATTCCTTTTTCAAGAGCATCAATTCTTCCTTCGATCTCAGCAATGTCTTGGGGCTTCTTTGCCTTTTGTAGATCAATAGACAACTTAGATAAATCAGCTAGAGCTTGTTCGCTACTATCTTGTTTATGTACCCAATTCAATTCGATCCATGAACGATTGGTTAGAAGAGTTGTAACTACACAACGCTTTGCTTTTGGCTTTAGATTGATTCCCGGAGAAGCTCGCCTTGTTCCGATTACATTAACTAATCGCTCAAGTATAGTTGCAAATCTTTTCCCACCTTCTGTAGTACTCGTAAATTCTGCATTTGGATTCCTAGCATACAAAGCTGGAACCATAGTAGTTACATTACTGAATACTACATTCTCTGTTTCAGTTATATTGTTGTTAAGTCTTTGATTTCCAATAAGATTTCCGGCTGCGTGTTCAGTTGGAAGTCGATGCTTGCCTTGATCATTATCGAAATATCTAATGGCTTCTTCCCAAGTATCAGCTACTTCATCAGATACTTTTCGCCATTGAGCGAGTCGTGATTTCCACAACTTACCATTAGCTTTAGATACAGGAATCTTGCTATCACCTACTACTTGATAAGTAGGTTGACGCTTACGACGAGTAGGCTTCTTATCGAGTGATTGGTCGATATTGTTTTCTACATCAGTCGGGATTTGATCTTCATCAGCCATTTTACTTTACCTTTAAAGGTCCAAAATCGTATGGGAGTTCGCTATGAGGAAATAACATTTGTTGTTGTCTAATTGCATCTGGCGATTCTTCTGCTGTTTGCATGAATATCTTCTTTAATATGTCTTGCATCTCTTTCCAATTACCTCCTCCTTTTTTAGAGGCCAATTCTATTGCTTCTATAAGATTCTTTGGATCTGGCTTTTCATAAAACAAATCGCCTTGGTCTTGTAGCTCTCTACCTAATCGTTGCAACAACAGTTCCATTAATTTTTGTTGTGCTGCTTTTTCCTGTGCTACTTGTCTTGCAGCGACTTCTGGCCTCATTGGGCCAGTTAGTTTTTCTTGTACCGCATCCATAGCTCCTTCTTTAACAGGATCAGTGACAGGACTTTTCTCAAACCTTGCTATATTCTCACGCATATAACTAGGAGCTTCAATAGTTCCTTCTGGAGATATACGAGCTTTTCTAAAGGCTGGCCTATTAGCTGGATTTCTATAATTAGCTGCTGGATTTGTTACTGGAACAGAGCCAGCCCTAACTCTTCCACCTTCTTGTACTAATCCCGTTCTGCCTGATTCTCCAGCGGCTTTAGCAGCTTCAGCCCTAACTCTTTCTATTGCTCTTTTCTGTGGAGTATCTCCTTTAACTCCATGAACAAATAGATCTTCTAATTGTCTAAGATTAAAGTTATCAACATTACTTATTGATGTAACTGATCCAGCATCGGGATCAACTACATCGGGAAAGGCTTCTTTATCTCTTCCGAACACTTGTCCTACAGATCGATCCATAGCATCTGCATCAAATATGTGTTGCTCCAAAATTGCTCTATTTTCTGGAGTATCCATATGTGGAGGAAGTTGGTCAGTCAGAGTTTTTAATTGCCTTTCGTGTCTTTCATTCATTATATCAGGTTCATCTGAGTAGCGACGAGGTGCGGCATCTATATCAGCAGCCTCTCCCGGCTCTACTTTCTCAACAGGCCGATTAGTTGTTCTTTGTAATTCTTCCAGAGTCATATCACTAGTCTCTGGAATCTTCGGTTTTGGATCTAAAAGTTCTTCGCCAGCTTCTTGTAGTTGCTTCTTTATCTGTCTTCTTGGTTGAAGTTCTGCTGGTCCTGTAGGAGCTAAGTCAGGATCGTAATCATACTTTTGGGTTATTACTTCTTCATCAATTAATTGGTTATGGATTCTATCTAAATGAGGATCTGGATCATCCAAAGGAGATATTATTCCTTCATCCAATTCTTCATCAAATCTTTCCCATACTTCTTTGGGCCGATCTAATTGTTCTGGAGATTCTCCAGTTTTCCATATCTTCTCTTCTTCAGTATAGTCTTTATATTCATCTATTCTTCTAGCTTCAGTAGGACTGCCTTCTGCTTTTTCTTGTTCAAGTCTTTTTGATATACCATATTGCTCACGCCTAAGTGGTTTAATAATCTTAGGGTTTACGGTTTTATCTTCTTTGGCCTGTGCCGATTTTCTCCTCTGCATTAAAATTTTCAGCATTTGAGGAGTTATAAGATTAGCCATATCTCAGATTCCTAGTAGCTTCAGGCAGATCGCGTTCTCCCCACTTACGCCAGCCAAGTTCTTTATTCTCTTGTGGAACAATCAACTTAGATACATTAGGTCTATGCGACAACATATACTTAATAGTATCCATCGCGTGATCATCCTTATCTATTGGAATGTCGAGTATATCTCCGCGAGGATCACGTTTCCAGTAATAAGAAGTAAACTCGTTGATAACGAATTCTAGTCTATCACTAAAGTATATGTATGGTGAATTATAAATCCCTGTAATTGGATTCTGATGATTCCTTTGTGGAATTAAATACTGAGATACTTTAACTATACCATTCGCAATATCGTTGTTACCTCTAGTACAATAGATTCCATCATCACGAAACATATCGGATATAGATCTTCCGACTGTTCCTTTACTTACCCCTTTACGTCTGAAGATATCTGGATCTGAGTACATGTGGTTGTCGTATGGAATCTTATAATAGTTACGACATTCAGTAATCTTGTTGGCCTGTATCTCTAGTGGCGTTTCTTTTTCGTACCCGCCATCCAACAGAAATATATTACCAAGCACATCAACGAAACCGCATAAATAACAATACGGCACAGCAAGTCCGTAGTCGTAACCTTCAAGATGAGTTATCTCCGCTCCTTGAGTTAGTAGTTGGTTATAATATCCTACTATACTCTCATGGGACATAACATGTACTGATTCATCGAATGAAGGATAAACTAATCCTTCGTAACTCGCCCATTGTCCTAATAAGAATCTATCACGCATTTGTCCATGATAAGATGCTTCTAATGTCTGAATGAAGTCAGCTTCTAGATTCTCTTTGTTCTCATAAGTACTTCCTTCATATAAACCAATAATAGGAGTAGGAAGACTATCTTCATTTAATAATGCTTTACCTGTTTCATCTGTTTCACACATTAGTTTATCATTAACTACTCCACGTTCTAAATCGTGAAGTGGTTTAACTAATTCTCTATATACCCAATTACGTGTTGGGTTACAGGTAATCAACATCCAACGTGGACCAGTACTAGGCATCGACGGATCGTTGCCTTCGTAAGTTGCCATGCCACGTAATCGTCCTAGTAAATCTAGAAGATCTTTGTGAACAATTTCTGGATCTTCGATTTGATCAACAACCACAAAGTCGTAAGTTGCTGATAACAAGTTACTTGTCGTCGCTTCATTAGCACCCTTCCCTTGCTGTGCGATATATCGAAAGTTGATCGTCGATCCGTTTTTGAGCGTACAGGTGTTCGATCCATTAGCACTCTTAGGAAATGATTTAATCCAATCTTCTGGACACCACTTTAGAAATTCTTTTCTAAGTGTATCGTTCAACTTTGGATAAGTTGATCTCGCCATAAGCGCATTGCATCCGGGATAATCCTTGGCAAGCTCTATTGCTTTAATACAAACATTGGCGGTTTTGCCATTAGCAAATCCTCCACCATACAATTGTATTTTGGAGCGAGACTTCTGGAATCTATCTTGTAGACTTCCTTCGAATAATCTGAATGTGGGCATTAGCCTTATTCAATTCTTGCCCAATCCGTATTAGCCAAAGCAGTTGTGCTAGTAACATCAGTACGTTGAGCAATCCATACCTCATCGTTAGTAGTATCAGTTCCTTTCTGTCCTACGAAAGTAGGAACAGTTGACCCGTACAAATTACTAGCTGTAACACTTGGGCGACTAAATTCTCTATCTGGACCTGATCCAGTTTGTCCACCACCATTACCACTTAATTCTGTTACTGTAGCCATTACATAACTCCTTCAGGTGTTATATCTATTGTTGGGATGTCTTGTTCTTCTTTTTTGACGTATTCGATTCGTAATCCGCCTTCAACTTTATGACGATGCTCCACGATATCAGCAGGACGAT